TTGCCGAAGCCCGTGACAACGGTTCTCCGATCACCGGTATCTACACCAGCGGCGCGATGATCAGCAAGCTCCGCAAGAGTGCCACCCTGCAGGCCGCGATCAACGGCACCAGCATGGTCGGCAAGCTGATCCGTCAGGCTGATCTGGAAGCCTATCTGGCTGATGAGCTGAAGATTACCCGGGTGCTGACCAATGACCTGGTCTACTCCCTGCCGCTGACCATGGGCGACGATGGCCGTCCCGTGGTAAACAAGCGCCGGTATTATCCGGAGAACAAGATCACCTTCTTCAGCGGCAATGACAAGATTGCCCGCGGCCTGTGGGGAGATCCTCCGGAAGTATCCGCCGCGAAGTTCATGCAGGTGGAGGAGAGCGAAGTTTCTCCGTACGTCTACGTGAGCCAGTATGCCGAAAACGATCCTGCGGTGATCTGGACGAAGGCTTCCGCGCTGTTTATGCCGGTGCTGTTCAGTCCTGACAGCCTGTGGATCGCCTCTGCCACCGCCACCTCCGGGCTGTAATGAAATATATCAGCCTGACGACCTGGCGCGATCTGAGTGACGGTCATCTCTACCTCCCGGGGGATGAATTCCCCTGGGACGGCAGAGAGATTAAACCGGAGCGTCTGTATGAGCTTGAATCAGGGGACAATCGGGCGGGATTGACCGCGATCCAGGCGGTGAACTACAGCGAGCCGGAAGACCGGAAGGAAGAAGCGCCGGAACCCGAACCGGAAAAGAAACCGGCGAAAGCGCCCAGGAAGAAGACCACAGCCAAGAAGTAAGGAGCGAGGATCGATGCTGCAACAGGTCATGGAAGCCATTAACAATTACTTTGTGCCGCTGAGCGCAAAGCTGGTGACCTATACCATCGCAGACGGAAAGATCTCCCCGGACTTCGGAGCTGAGGACGGCGACCGGTTCCTGATCTGCGGAAGCAGACGGAATGACGGCGTTTATACCTGGCATGCTGACGTAATCGGGAACGATGACGATGAGCGTATTCCGCCGGTGAATCCTGGCGGACAGGAAACTATCAAGGCGGCGGGACTCCGTGACGAAACGTTTGCCGGGACGATACGCGTCTGCAGTGTTCCTCCTGCATTGCTCACGCTGTCAGGAGAGATCAGTTCGTGGGTGGCTGCCTATGGCGCCCAGCTGAACAGTCCGCTTCAGAGTGAGACGTTCAACGGGTACAGCTATACGGTAAAGTCCGGCGGAGCCAACGGAGGGAACGGTCCTTTCACATGGAGGGACCAGTTCAAAGCGCAGCTTGATCGGTACAGGAGGCTTTATCTATGAGCCTGTTGGATGAGTACAACGTCTCTTGCGTGCTGCTGGTAAAGACCAGGAAGGACGACCCGGTCGGCGGTTACAAGACCGTCTGGGCGGATGGCGTGCCGTTCACGGCCTCATGGGAGTTTGAAAGCGCTCCGGAGATCACGGTTGCGGAACAGCAGGGCGTTTCAAGGGTCTACAACATCTATGTAGACAAAACGCTTGACCTGGACTATCGCGAGGTGTTCAGACGCAAGGATAACGGCCAGACTTACCGGGTGGTAAATCCTGGGACGGACCGTGTGACTCCCTCCTTCAGCACGCTGAACAAGCGGCTGATTGAGGTCGAGAAATGGGATCTGCCCCATGATGAGGAGTGAGGAGAATGTATAAGGCGGCGGAGGCGCTGAAGACCTATTACTCCGGATTCGGCCTTCCTGCGTACCAGGAAGGAACCGTACCGGATGACGTGATCCTTCCCTACATCTCCTACTCCGTTTCCATCCCGGAATGGGGCGAGAAGGCTTCCCACTTTGTGAGGGTATGGGACAGGACGAAATCCAATACCGGAATCATGCGGAAAGCCGATCAGATCCTGCAATCCATCGGCCTGGGCAAGAAAATCGCCTTTGCCGGAGGGTATGTGATGATCTGGCCGGAGACACCCAATGTACAGATTGAAGTGGATGGGGACGTCAGATACGCCTATATCAATCTTTCAATCAACAGCTATAACTTACCGGGTGTTTGACCCGGAGAGAGGAGAAACCTATGAGTGCACCCGGTTCTCTTTCCGCGCTGCGGGAGGATACCTTTCAGAATCTGCAGCTGAACGTGGGGATGTTCGTCAAGGATTTTGACTATGACAATATCCTGGACGCCGGGGATCTGCTGGAAGCCATTGAGAATGAGCTGGAAAGCGGAACAAACCTCCTTGGCGTGACCAGGGGCGGCGGTAACTTCAGCGTGAGCCGTGAAATGCGGAATCCGCAGATTGACGGCCTCCGGTACCGCTACAAGGGCGGTTCTTTCGTGGACAGCGCAGATCCGTACCTGAGCACAACCCTGGTGGAAACCACTCCGGAAAACTTCGCGGCCGGTTTCGGCGGTGAAGTGACCACCAGCGGCAAGAAGGCGAGGGTCAGGATGCCTACGGCCATTAAGCCCAGCACCTACCTGACCAACCTCTGCTGGATCGGCGAACTGAGCGGCGGACAGATGGTCATGATCGTGCTCTACAACGCGCTGAACACCGCGGACTTCACCTTTACCTTCCAGGATAAGGGCGAGGGCTCCCTGGGCGTTGAGTTCCACGGCTGTCAGAGTGACGTGAAGGACTATGACTACGCGCCCTTTGAGGTCATCTTCCTGTATCCTGACGGCGACATGGGCGCCCTGGAAGTGACTTCCGCAGCCGGCACGAATGTCGGTGAAACCGCGATCACTGTGGACTACACCCTGACCAGCGGCCAGAAGTTCGTCTACAAGACCGGCAACAGCGCGCCGAGCGTTGTTTATAACGAAGTTCCGGATTACTCCTGGACTGAGTGGAACGGCAGCAGCGCGATTGACGTCGGCACCAGTCTGAACGGCAAGAAGATCACCATTGCGGTGCTTTCTTCCGCAGGACGGGCGATCATGAGCGGCAACGCCACCCTGGTGGTCAAGACCACTTAACGAACCGATATCGGGGAGGGGAAATCCCCTCCCCTGTTTTTTAAGGAGGAAATATGAGGAGATCTGATTTAGCCGAAAAGCTCGAAGTGATCGGCCAACTCTTCGAGATCAAAGGCATGAAGGAACTTCTGACGAAGTTTAAGCCGGAAGTGGACGAGAAAGGCAATAAGCAGCCGATTGACCCGGTGAAGTTTTCCGCAATCGTGATCCAGGTTGCCGGACTGATGCTCCGGGAGAACCAGGACGCCTGTGACAAGATCCTGCGGATGACGCTGGAAATGTCCCAGGAAGAGCTGGACAAACTGGATGACGCCGAGTATTCCAACGCGCTGAAGAGTGCGATTGTGAAGGATGTAATTGGTTTTTTCGGATCATCTCCGTCTACGGCAGGGCGGAAGTAACCTGGGCGATCTACGCGTATGATCCGCTGAGCCTGGAAGCCCTGGGATACATCCTGGAGCATGAGGTCATGGGCCAGACGGCGAGGTTTGAGCGGTATATGGCGGATCTGATGCACTTTGTGGCCTCCGGGAGGAAGATCGATCCGGAGAAGTCGCCGAAGTTCATCACGCAAATAGAGAAGATGTACAGGAATCCTTTTGAAAAGAAGGATCTGAGGAGCGCTGATGAGATTAAGGCGCATATTATCGGGAGAATCAAGGAACTGCGGGGGGTGAAGAAGGATGGATCTGCTGAAGCTGGCGGCGAAGATTGAGCTTGACGATTCCAGTTACGTCAAGGGCGTCAACAAGGCGGAGAAGCTGGGCGAATCCCTCAAGGGGAAAATGAGCGCATGGACCGTGGCGATGGGCAACCTCTCCGCGGATATGGTGCGTAAAGGCGTTGCCGCGATCAGCAATGTGGTAAACGGAGCCATTGACGGCTATGCGGATTACCAGCAGCTGATCGGCGGTGTGGAAACGCTGTTTAAGGGTTCGGCGGACAAGGTTGCCAATTACGCAAAGAAGAGTTTCAAGACCACCGGCCTCTCCGCGAATGACTACATGGAGACGGTGACTTCCTTCTCTGCGGCCCTTATCCAGGGACTGGGCGGAGACACCGAACAGGCTGCGGATATCGCGAACATGGCCATTACGGACATGGCGGATAACGCAAACAAGATGGGCACGGATATCACCGCGATCCAGACGGCTTATCAGGGTTTCGCCAAGCAGAATTACACGATGCTGGACAACCTGAAGCTCGGATACGGCGGTACCCGTGAGGAAATGATCCGGCTGATCAATGATTCCGGCATCCTGGAAAACGAGATCTCCAGCCTGGACGGGATCACCTTTGATCAGCTGGTTCAGGCAATCCACGCGATCCAGAATCAGCTTGATATTACAGGCACAACTGCCAAGGAAGCGGCTTCTACGATCTCCGGCAGCAAGGCCAGCCTGAGCGCGGCCTGGGAGGATCTGCTTTCTGCCGTTGGCGGCGAGGGCGGACAGGACAGGCTTGACCAGGCGATGGAGAACTTCAAGACGAGTTTTACCACGTACATGGAGAACTTCATCCCTACGCTGGCCACAACGATCACGAACAGCGGAAGCCTGGTGGAGGCCGTTGCTGATTCTATTGCGGCCCTGCCGACCAACATCCTGGCGGATCTGGGAGAGAGAGGCGTGGAATCCGGAACGCAGATGATCGGCAGCGTGAGCAAGATCACAAGCTGGCTGATTGACAGCCTGGGGAACGTGTTCAAGAGCGCCAGCGCAGATCCGAGCAAGGTGCAGGAGTTTGGCAAGGCGATCGGCGACTTTATCGGTACTGCGATCAGCGACATTGTGACCAATGCCCCGGCGATTGTGCAGGGTATCTTTGACGCCGGTATCGCGCTTGCCGGAGGCCTGGTGGAGGGTCTGTTTGCTGGTTTGTTTGGCCAGGGTGCGGAGGTTGACAAGATCACCGATCAGCTGCAGAAGGACATCACCGAGGTTGATGTAAACAGCGCCAAGGCTTCTGCATTGGTCAAGTACATTGACGGCCTGGTTAAAAAATACGGCGACGCGGCGGATGAGACGGCGGAGTTCAAGGCGGCCGCTGCTGAGCTGGAAACAGTGCTGCCGGGAGCCGGGGAAGTGTTCACGGAATACGCCGGGAACGTGCAGGGGGCGGTGAGCGCCTTGGATTCCATGATCCAGAAGATGAAAGAGACGTCGATCCAGGCCGGCATGATGAAGGCCCTGAACGCGCAGTATGAACTGCTGGGTGAGCAGCAGACCAAGAAAGCACAGGCTGACGTTGCCAAAGAGGTTTTCTCTGCCGAAAAAAGCGGATTACAGAATATCCTTGAAACCTCTGCAAGGGCTTATGCTGAAGCGTTCATCACCAAATACCAGGATCGTTCTGATGATGGAACGATTGCAATGTGGCTGGATGATGCCAGGAACTTCCTTTCAGACTTGGATGAGGGTAGATTGAAAGCGGATGAAATCTCCGCAATTGCGGATGGATTTGCTGCGTACCTGAAAGGTGAAGGGGAAGACGTCTGGAACAAAAGCCTGACAGATGACATCATCAGCCCGGAAGAAATGGACACGTTCTCTTCCAGGATTGCGGAACTGACAGCCGGAATCCAGGATGCTCAGGAAACGTCCATCAACACACAGAAAGAGATTGACGCCACGCAGAAGCAGATCTCAATGACAGAGAAAGCCGTGAACGCGGCGATGGAGCAGAGCTTCACAAGCGCTGCCGGACAGGTGGATGCAGGCGGATCTGCAGTTGCCGGTGCCCTTTCCGGAGCCGCAGCGGCGATCTCCTCGATCCAGTTCCCGGCCTATATCGGCGGAGAAGGCGTGCCGAAGGCCGTGGGTATCGATTACGTCCCCAGGAATGGCATATTGGCGGAACTCCATGAGGGCGAGGCCGTGCTTACAAAGCGGCAGAATGAGAACCGGCGGAAAGCGTCCGGGATGGACGCAACCGCCTTTGAGGATGCGCTGATGGCCGCTTTCGAGAAGGTCGGGATCTACATGGGGCCGGAGAAGGTCGCGGATATTACCACGAAGCGCACCAGGGCGAACATTAACAACGAGAGCAGAAGCCGCCAGAGGGCGTACGGAGGATAAGAGATGATTGCATATGCGATTTTCCAGGGCATCAGCACCTCCACCGGGAGAACGATCCCGGGCGGCCTTGCGACCACAAAGCTGAATGATATCTTTATTTCCAAGATCGCTGGCCATAAGAAAGCGGCCAAGCGGTACGCGGAGTACTATGTCAAAGGCCGTGACGGTGCCCTGCATGTGGATGAAGGTTACGCAAACTTTGACATCGAGATCACGCTGGTTCTGTGCAATGCCGGCGCGAAAGCGCGTCAGATCGTGAACGCCTGGGCGGACGGCATAGGCAAGCTGATCCTTTCGGATGACCTGACGAAGTGCTACCGGGCGACCGTGGAGCAGGAAGTGAAATGGACGCGGATGGCCGCGGACGAGTTTGCCGAAGATTTCAGTACCACCGTCCAGTATTACAATGGCGACTTTGTGAACTATGACGGGAACTTTTATAAGTTCAACAAGGCCCACAAGGGCGCCTGGGCCGCTGCGGACGCGGACAGGCAGTACGCGATGATTAACGGCCTGTTTGACACGGCGAAGATCATCTTTAACTGTCAGCCGTTCATGTTTGAATCTGTAGATTCTACCGTTGAGATGATCGCTGGACAGGGTTCAGCAGACCCGGGTGGCGGTAGTTCTGAAGTATTCTATCTGACGAACCAGGGCACGGCAGAAGCTTATCCGCTGATTAAGGTACAGGGAACGGACACAGAAGCGATCGCTTTCGACTTCTGCGGAGAGTACATCATAATCCGTGGAATTGACCCGAACGATCCTGTGGTTATTGACTGTGATGCCGGGTATATCTACACGGAGAGCGGACAGCCGATGACGATGGAAGGCAATATACCGGTTATTCCCATGGGGACAAGCGGCGTTTATTTCAACCCCGAACACTCTCCGACAAAGATAACCGTAACGCCCCGTTGGAGGTGGATCTGATGGCGAGAAACAAGCCTGTATACGTGTATGAGGATGGCGCTGCCGATACCAGCAACACGGGTCTTGTGGGCGACCTGAAGCCGATATATGCCGTATT